TCCTCTTCGGAATTCTTCAGGGCCTCTACGTCACCCTGGAGGCTTTCCTCAGGGGTTTTCTCACCAGTTTCCTCAGGCTTTTCTTCCTGAGTCTCCTTGCTGGTTTCACCCTCGGGAGTACCTTCCGGCTTTTCCTCGTTAGGGGTTTCCACCTGGGGGTCAGAACCAACCTCGAAGGTCTCTTCCTGATTACCAATGGTGAGTTGGATCTTGGCTTCTTCGCTACCTTCAGAGGTAACGGCATCGCCATACAGTTCATGGGCCATCAGTCAGGGACTCCTTAGGCTTGTTGAGGGATTTGTTGCTGTGCTGCTTGAGTCATGGCTTGTTCGGCTGCCTGACCAGTTGCGGCTTGAGCTTGCTGACCTTGTTGCGCCTGCTGGAACTCCTCATCCGACATCACGAGTTCGCTCACATCGAGTCCGAGGGACATGCCGATGCGGGAGATCACGTTGCCGATCTTGAGGCGTTGCCATGCGACATCTCCCAGGCCTTCAAGGGTCTGGATGAATTGCACAAGCTTGTTGAGGTCGTAACCTCGACCCAGAGCGTCCACCCCTGTAATGACCGTGGGTTCCACGAGACCATCCGGGAGATCCGGGAGAGTCTTGGAGGTCATCAGGTTTGCGGTGGTGACTCGGATGTACGGGAGCTGGAGTTCCTGGGTGAGAATCGAGTAGACCCCACCTAGGGTGTCTTCGAGCTCACGGGCCACGTATCGGATCTCTTCAGCAGTGACACGCTCCCCCGACCGTTGAACGGCTGAGTTGAGCATGAATGCGTAGGAGAGGCGCGCCTCGATACCATCCGCTGTGCCTTTGGCAACCTGCATATCGTTGAACTTCTGGAGCTGAACAGGTTTGATGTCCTCTTCGCGGCCAGCTACATACGATCCGTTGGTTGCTTTGTTCAAGCGGCGAACCTGAGTGATCCCGTTGGGATTCACCAGCCAGACTACCTTAGAGGCAATCATTGCCATCTGAACGATGGACTTGGAGAGATTCTCCAGGCTCAGGAGGTCTCCGTAGTATTCCTCTACGAACGACCGGCCATAGTGCTCACCGTCAATCTTCGAGAGCCTCACAGGGATCCATGGGGATTTCCCTTTGGGGTAAGTGCTCTCGGTTCCTGCTACGACTTCCCCGCCAATTTCTTGGTAGGACTGCCACTGCGTACCGTCCCAGTAGACATGCGTGTAGACATCCACTGGAGTTGCTGAGGTTGCATCGTCTTCCAGCTTTGCGGCTGCAACGAGTTCCTCAGGGAGAGACGCTTTGGAGTAGCGGTCACGAGCCACGATGGTCAGGACATTGCCCATTCCATCACGCTCAACCACAAAGCGGTTCAGCCGGTAAAGCTTGAGGCCGTCCTCAGTCCAGAAGAACAGGACGGTTCCCGCGATGATCAACTGCTTGAGGCCCTCGAAGAGGGTCACTCGGTGGCCGGATCCTTCAAAGAACTTGAGGACCACTTTCTCCATCGCAGCCAGACCTTCATCAATCTTGGTCTTTGAGCCGTCACCCGAAGGGGCCTGAACGGATTGCTCCTGGCTCATCTGATACCGGAAGAACGCCTCATTGGGTGGGAACATAGCCAGCATCAGCTTAGATGCCAGATTGTTCAGACCTCGGGCGCCCACAGATTGGTAAGGTGTGGTGTAGTTCGTGGACCCCGTGTCGGAGTCCTTAGGGAACAGCGAGGGGATCGTAATTACTGCACAATCTTCAGCTCGCTTGGTGTACGGGTTGCGGTCGTTTTCGAGGCGCTTGTAGGTCGTCTCGGCCCCTTCCTGGGGCTTGGCGTTTTCAGCCATGGTCCTTCCTTACACGTTGACGCCTGTGCCGGAACCGCTTGCGTTAGCACCAGTATTCTGTTGAATCTTGAGGGCAGACTTACCGCGCTTTCGCTTGACGGAATTCGAGGCGCCGGACTCCGTATCTTTATCCTTTGCGACTTCACCTTGCGCTACTACTTCCGTTGCGGCTGTAGGAGTGGCTGCTTCCGTAGTTTTCGGTGCATCCTGCTTGGCGATTCCCAAAGGGTCTGCTGCCTTCTTGAGGACTTTGCTAACTCCGCCCATCGGCATGAGTCTCCATCACGAAGGATTTGAAGGTAGAGAAGCCTGCCTTTCGATAAGCGTTCTCTAGTTGGGTGGGATTCGAGGACATCGCAGAGCCCGCTTCAGCCACAGAGGCCATACCGGATTCCACGAAGCCCTTCAGGACCACTGCTGTAGCCCTTGCGATGCCTCTTCCAGATCCTTTCGGAGTGGATGTAAGGCACAGCTCATAGACCCCTAACTTCTCTTGGTTGTACCAGAGGGGCCCAATGCTCAAGAGGACGCTCCCGAGGAGGTCCCCTGAATCGACATCGAAGAACCCAATAAGGGCCAACGAGTCTTCCCACGGTTTGGTTGCTCGGAGATACGTCTCCAAGGTGTCCTCAAGTGACGCCTCTCGGATACACCGAAACGGAGCTCCTTCCTGGATGCTCCATCCCAACTCGTGGATATGCTTGGCTGTTTCCTCATCCTTGATCAGCCGATAGTGCATCCCAAGGGTTTTCAGGGATTCAGCCGCTGGTAGTGGCTGTGGTTCCATAATTGGCCCCTGCTGTGGATGCGGCTACCTGAGTCTCGCGGTTGATCTTCAGGGAAGCCTTACCGCGTTTCTTGACCCCTTCCGTGAGGTCCTGACCATCTTCTTCACCATCCGCTCCTAGCTTACGTTCGGTGATGGCGTCAGGAGCGGTCACTGGGGCAGCGGGCAGGGTGACCTTTGGGGTCTTGGCCTTTCCGCCAAAGAGTGAGCCCATGTCAGTTCCTTCTTTAGCGCCGGTTACTGAGCATGAGGAGATGGTCCAGGATTTCTTTCTGGCCCTTCAGGAGCCCCAGATGATGATCCGCATTGGGCATCACTCGGTCTAAGGCCGCTGAAGCGTTGAAGCGTCGTCGGAGATAGGTGACTAGCGCTTGGCTAAGCGGAGGGGCCTCATCGAGACCGTCATCAAGGTCTGCCTCCAGCGAGTCTTCTGCAAAAACATCCATGGGGTCTCCTCATGAGTTGTGTGATTAGTTCTAAGGTGGGGAGAAACTCAGCTAGGAATCCAGGGAATAACCTTGCGAGTCTTGAAGTCCCATTCAGAACTTCGGCAGATACGAGCGACCTGAGCTTGTACTAAGGCATCCTCAGCGGTCTTACCGGCTTTGATGAAGCAGGACACTACGGCATCCCACAGGGTTTCCCCTTCGGCCAACTCGCGCTTCTTCCACTGGAGAACAGCCTCACCCTTGCGGGGACCACTCTTGAGGATCTTCTCCTCCTGGAACCACATGAAGGGCTCCTTGAGGAATTCCTCAGCAGTACCGGCGCCCATCCCTGGGCAGCCTTGGTAACCATCGGTGATGTCGCCCATTAGGGCTTGGTAGAGGTGCCAGTAGTTGGCTTCCTCCTCACTGATGTCATAGAACTTCTTGCGACCGTAGTCCCAGAATTCGCCGGGGATCGTTTTGAAGTCCTTGTCACCGCTCACGATGATCTTGCGACCTTTGATGTGAGGGGAGGTGGCCCAGATACCGAGTACGTCATCGCCTTCCAGGGTAGGCACCATGAGGCACTCCCATTCAGCAAACACACGGTCCCGGACGATGTAGTAGCAGAGGGGCTTGCGCTTCTCTTTGCGGTTGGACTTGTAGGTCTCCAGCACATCCTTGCGCCAGTTAACCGAGTCGGTGAATGCAAGGTAAACCCGTGGGGTCTCTTCCAGTTTCAACCGACTGTTCACTTCCAGGCACAGCTTTTCGATGGCGTTCTTGAAGATTGCATAAGCCTCTTCAGGATCACTATGGAGGGTCCAATGGACTCCCCAATTGATCTCCTGTTCGGCATTGCTACAGGCCTGATAAAGGGCCATGTCACCATCGATCAGCAGTGCGATACCGCTATTCGCGTTCTTCATAGGTCACATCCTTGACCTCGACTGTACGAACCGTTTCCTTGCGGGCCAGAGTCAGGGACTCCACGGTGTAGGTCAGTTCGCTCTTGCGGAAGCTCCAGGTGATCTTCGCCCAGGCGTCACCTTCAATCTGAGGGACGTAGGCGATTGGAGATTTGGGAACCCGCACGAGGTTCTTCGGGGAGAAGCCTTCCTCAGCAAGGTACTTTGCGACCTCCGTCCAGGAGATGTCCTTGGGGAGACCCGAAGGGGTTTCCGCTTGGTTTTCTTCCAGAGGGACCTTTTTGGCGCGTGCCATTAGACGACTTCCTTGACGATGCTCTTGATGCCCGGTTCGGCGTCATCCACCAGCGCTAGGCCGGAAGATGTGACAAACCAGCGGTCACGAGCTTTGTTGTTGAGGACCGCCGATACATGACCACGAGATGCGGCTTCAGCGATGGTTGCGGCGTTTTTGCGGGAAAAGTCCGACTGGAAACTTTGAGGGTTCAGTAGGACATGACGGAGGACGCTCAGGTATTCGTTCATTCACGCACCAAATCAGAGATCCGGCGATGAGCCTGAGCAGCAGCATTGCGCTCTGCCAGCAGTTCAAGGTTTTTGTCTTGCAGGGTTTTGATCACCTGGGAGTTCACCTGGATGTTCTCGTCATGCTTGGCTTGGAGTTTCTCCAGCTTGTTGAGAGCCCGTGTGAATACCTTGAGGATCCTGTTGAGTTGCAACATGGTTTGCGTCCTTGCGACGGTCGATGAGTGCTTGAAGAGCCAGTAGGGAATCCTCTGGGAACTCTTCAGCGATGGTTTTGTTGAACGCACAGACATACAACCGGAGCTCATTCCACTCAGGGGAGAAGGCGAGATAGCGGAAGTCTGCCCATGCGGTCAGCAGCCCGATAACCGGGCCAGAGAGGGTCACCACACCATCAGGTGAGGCTTGTTGGAGGTGTCCGGGGAGCAGCTTTGGAAGATGGGCCAGGAGCTCAAGACGTGTCACTTTGAAGCGAACCGTTAGGGACAATCCTTGGAAGACCCCAGCAGGGAGCCATCCTCTAGATACCAGCCTGCCGAAACGATTGTTAGCTTCAGGATCGTCCAGAAGTCGCTGGTAAGTGACCCAAGCCTCTTCGGAAACCTTCGGAGTCTTCAGGAACCTCCCTCGGGAGGCCGCCAGGACCTCCATTCTGATTGGCTCAGGCATAGACCCGCGCCCTCAAATCGCGCTTCTTCCACTTCAGGACCTCTTTGCGGGCACTCTTGCGAGAGACCCAAGCGATCACAGGGAAAGAAACTGGGAAGGAAACGATCAGAAGGATGCTGCAAACGATGACGCCGAAGTCTTCCTTGAGGAAGCCCCAGATGAGCTCTGCACACTCCTTGAACCACAGAGGAATGGCAATGAACATGGTGGCGATCAATGCAATCAGAGGGGCTTTGGAGATATCCACAGCCGAAGCATTCCGGTAGTTCCAGCGGAACCCCTTGATGGCATTCCCGAAATGGATCCAGATGAGGCTCCCAGCGAGGGTCAGGGCAATCAAAATGAAAGCCCCGAGGGACCAGAGTTGTAGTGGGTTCATCAGCGATATTCCTTTTTCGGTTGATTGCCACCTGAAGCGCAAACCCAGAGGGTCACGCAGGGAATCAGGTTGAGACACAGGCGTTTGTTGTAGGAGGAGTAGTGAGCTCCCAGCCAGCAGGAGCGGATGTTGAAGAGGATCCCGAAGGTCATTTCCAGACCTCCCGAGTGATCGTCTCCGTGACTTTGGTCACTTCATACAGCTCCAGGTCAGAGCCGCCGTACTCCCAGTCATAGGTCCAATCGGTGTGGTACGAGCCGGAGCGGCCAGCAGTTGCCGAGTAGAACTTGCCTGTGGAGGTGTCCTTCAGGATGTTCGTGCAGGACTGGTACTTGTGGTCTTGAACCCACTCACCTTCCTCTTCCATCACGAATCGTTCGGTGTCGCCACTGAAAACCTCACTGGCTTCCTTAGCGGGAATGATGATGTCTGCGCTCATACTTCAGTCTCCACGATACATACGGATGAGTGGCTACGCCGGAGAGGCGAGGACCCATATTCACGTTCAGCGTCCAGCTCAACGGTCTGCGGGAGAACCCGTGTGATCCGCGCCAGTCTCATGTTCTTGGCCTGACCAGCCATACAGAAGGCAACCTGTTGCCCAACCTTCAGTACACGTCCGGCGATGTCTGTCGAAACCGTGTAAGAGGTCATGCGTCAGCCTCCGTCTTGTCGAAGCGGATACCTTTGAAGCGAGGTTCCCGGAGGACACCCTTAGGAGTCACCTTCATGGCCTCGACCTCAACGATCTGGCCGACGATCAAGGTTGGGTCCATGAACCAGGCTTTGCGCTCAAGAAAGTCCCCACCGGCCACTTCAATGGTCGTGTCGTGCCACTTGCAGGTCAGGGTTCCGGCCATGCCAGCCATCTTCCCCACACCTTCCTTCACACCGACCACGAGGAGATCCTTGGTGATCTTCTCTTTGATCCGCATGATCCTGTGGTCTCGCTTACCAGCTTCCCAGGTCGCTTCGAGATCACGAACGATCACACCTTCACCGCCGTCATCGATCACCTGTTCGGCAATCACCTTGGCGAGTTCGAGGGTCACGCAGGTGTACTCAGGGAGGCGCACCAGAGGGGTCTTGTCGCGGGTCATTGGGACCCCACAACGAATAGCCCGATTAATCCGGCCACCGAAGGTGCTCTTGGTGACCCCCTGGATAAAGCCTTCAAGGCTCAGGAAGTCATGCACTACGAGGCGCAATGAGTCATCCCGCTTGTGTCGGCGGAAGGAACCAGAGGTCTCTTGCACCGTGACGTAAGAGAGATCCTCGAAGGACTCTTCAGGGGAACCTTCTGGGATGGGATTGAGCAGAAGGACTTCACCGACCACCACAACGGTTTTCGGAATGTTCAGCTCTTGCAGGTGACGTTCGATGTGTCCACAGGACTTCATTTGTTCACCAGTGCGGCTGAAGGTTGCCCATCCACCAGCGATCCAAACGAACAGGGCATATACCCCATCCAGCTTGGTCGTTACGTGGAAGAGGTACTCGGCTGGCTTCAGGTGTTTCTTGTTGACGTCATCGAGGTCCTGGACCAGTTGGACGAGCTTGTTAGGCTTTCGGCCAGTCATTCGGGTCAGTACGTTCTTGTCTACAGTGCTCATTGGAGGTCTTCCTTGAGAGGTTCAATGGGATAGTTCTAAGGTGGGGAGAAACTCCTCATTCACCTCGGAAGCTCTCCCAGAGATCCCTTCGGATGAACCACAGGAGCACCACAAACTGAGCACCAAAGAGGCCCAGCTTGAGGTTCATGGAGAGGTCCATTAGTGGCATTCAAACCATGTGGCGCCGATCTTCCCTTCGGTATCCAAGCGGACCTTGAAGTTGAAGAACTCCTGGGTGTCCCGCATTGCCAGTTGGGATTCCCGCTTGACGATCTCAGCGATCTCAAGGGTTCGGCAGGCGTATTGGTATTCGTCGTGAACCCAAGCCAGTTGGCAGTAGTCGCCATCCCAACCTTGCTTCAGTCCGAGTTTTGTTAAGCGCTTGATGGTCTCCACACCCCACTTCTTGCAGATGAGGGCACCGGCAGACTGGAGGAGGGTGTTAGGAGCAGAGTGCGGGGAGCGGATGTGGAGCTTGCGACCGTCCAGGCCAATCAGGTGGCGGCGGTTCCAGGAGATTTTCTGTTCCTTACCGACCCATTCAGAGCTCTTCACGAGCACTTTCTGAATAGCATCGCGGAGCTTCTTGATCCCTGGGG